AGATTTCTCACTTGTCGCGCCACAGTGGGACACAGTAAGCCCGCCTAGCCTAATTTGGACAGGTGTAAACGCTACACTTGAGTGGGAAAACGCATTTGGAGGTTTAACATAATGGCAACGGTCACCCCGAATTTTAACTGGCCCGTTCCTACATCGACGGATTTAGTCCGAGATGGAGCTACGGCTATTGAGGCACTTGGAGACTCTATCGATGGATCGCTAGTCGATCTTAAGGGCGGCACTACCGGGCAGGTACTTAGTAAAACTTCTGGTACAGATATGGACTTTACTTGGGTTACTACGGATGATGCTAACGCTATCCAAAATACTATCGTCGATGCTAAAGGCGATTTAATTGCAGCGAGCGCAGCTGATACACCTGCTCGCTTGGCAGTTGGCAACAACGGCGAGACACTTGTAGCAGATAGTTCCACTTCAACAGGCTTGCGCTATCAAGGTTCACAGGTTGCAGGTAAAAACCTTTTGGTTAATGGAAACTTTGACATCTGGCAGCGTGGCACATCTTTTGTTAATCCTGCTGGCTATTTTGCAGACCGCTTTACAACGCTTGGTTCAATTAGCAACATTACTTTTAGCCAACAGACAACAGGTGCTCCAGCAGGTTCTCGGTACATTTTGCGAGCAACTGCAACAGGCGCAAGTGCCTATTCAACAGTCTGCCAGATGATAGAAACCGCTCAGGTCGAAATGCTCCAAGGTTCAACTGCAACCTACTCGGTTAAATTGCGAGTCAATTCAACTTTTAACGCAACTGGCTTAATTCTTAAATTGCAGAAATCAGCAACGGCAGATGCTGGAACAGGTGCGACTTGGACAGACATTTCGACAACAAGTATTGCACTTGCTTCATTACCTACAACCGCTGGAACTTCTACAGCAACTTATTATCAAGGCACAATCACGGCCGCAATTCCTAGTGACGGAACGGCTAACTCTTTGCGAGTCATTGTTGATTTCAACGGTGGTTCTGCTTCAGGTTCTATTGTTGAGTATTCACAATTTATGCTGGAACTTGGTTCAGTACCAACAACCTTTATGCGCGCTGGCGGAACAATCCAAGGAGAATTAGCCGCTTGTCAGAGGTACTATTACCGAGCAACACCTGCATCAAATTACAGCAATTTTGCTATCGGCAGCGCAATTTCCACGACTGGGGCTATGCTACAAAGCAAATTTCCAACAACAATGCGAACAAGACCAACCGCTATTGAGTATGGCGGGACGATACAATTATTTGATGGTGTGACGGCTACAAACATCACAACATTGGCAATTAACAACGATTTAGTAACAACAACCGACATTGCCAACATTAGAGCAAATGTATCTAGTGGATTGACCCAGTATCGTCCTTATCAATTATCAACAGTTACCGATGCTACTGCCTACATCGGATTTAGTGCGGAGTTATAAAATGGACAAAATCGAAATCATCAGTTTAGAAAATGCTTTTGGCGAAACTATTGAACACGCCATAATTGACCACGGCAACGGGGAATTTACTTCAATGCATAAGGCTGATTATGACCGCCAACAAGCGGAACAATCCACACCGAGCGTTACTAATGGAGACTAGCTATAACGGCTACCCGGCATCTAAAGATCCGGAAGCAATTAAAATAAAGTCCTATCCTGTGAAGGGTACGGATCGTAAGCTAAGGTGCGCCGAGAGTGTTGGGCCTCTCTTGGCCGCCTTTGCTGCGGAATTTCACGAACTAATCGAGCCAATCGATGAGGGTACGTTTGACGACTGGGCCTACGCGTATCGGATGGTGCGAGGCAACCCTACAAAATTATCGTGTCACTCATCCGGGACGGCCATTGATCTAAATGCGACTAAACATCCTCTCGGCAAGGTGGGCACTTTCCCAGCTGAAAAGGTGCCTATGATCCGGGCATTATCTAAAAAATACGGCCTCAAATGGGGCGGCGATTTTAAGAGTCGAGCCGATGAAATGCACTGGGAAGTGGAAGTATCACCGGCCAAGGCTAAAGCGTTAATCGCTAGTTTAGGTTTATAGTTATCGCACATCCTTAAGGGCACTAAGGAGCTACACAATGAAAGAGCAAGCAATCGCAGCTGCAAAATCTTACGGGCGAGCAGCCCTAGCAAGTGCGGCAGCACTATATATGTCAGGCATTACAGACCCTAAAGTATTAGCTAACGCGTTTATCGCTGGGCTAATCGGGCCATTACTTAAGGCACTCCAACCGTCCGAAGGTCAGTTTGGCGTAAAGAAGTAATGGAGCAAGCCCAGCTCGTAGTCGGTTTAACTTTGGGGAGTTTTACCATTTTGGGGCTGGGGGCTGGGCTTATCCGACACTTTGTTAAGTATTACCTATCTGAACTAAAGCCTGACGGTAATGGAGGGCATAACCTACGAGGCCGTATCGATCACATCGAGGTACGGCAGGAGCGTATGGATGCCAAGATTGACAAGATATACGAGATATTATTAGAGACACGCCTAGCCAAATAATTGCCTTTTGTCAGTAGGTAGCCTCATACTGATACTACAAACGCCGAGAGGGCTACTCGGGTAGTAGCTTAATCGGCCTTAACAAAGGGCGATATATGAACAGTGCAGACATTTTAATAAGCCTTGCCGCGTGCGGTATGGGCTTTATGTTTATGGTAATTGGCTACTCGATAGGCTGGAGACAAGGCCACGGCGAGGGCTTTGTAAGAGGGCGTGCAATCGCTCAAGCTCTGAAAGATAGAGAGCTAATCTAATGGGATTCTTAGATAACTATGAGGATGTAAACGCTCGCATTAAAAGATTTCGGGCAGAATTTCCAAGCGGTAGGTTATGCGCGACGATCGAGCACCTAGATATACAGGCCGGGACAGTGCTCGTACGAGCTGAGGCTTATCGTGAGTATGAGGATGAAAAGCCAAGTGCCGTCGATTATGCGTTTGGCAACGTGGCAACCTATCCAAACAATATGAAAAAATGGTTTATAGAGGATACCCTCACAAGTAGCTACGGCCGAGTTATAGGCCTATTAACTCCAAGCCTAGAGTTTAACTCGAGGCCTACAGTGCAGGATATGCAAAAGGTCGAGACACTACCGGCAGACCCGGATCCGTGGAGCAAAAAGGCGGCAATCGAGGATATGCCTACTATGGCCAGTGCCATCGGTGAAATCGAGCAGAGTTTAGGCGGTGCTCAAGTCGCAGCTGCCCCTCGCTGCTCTCACGGTACGATGATATGGAAACAGGCCGCAATTGGATCGCCTAAGAATTGGGGCGGTTATTTCTGCACCGAACGCACAAAGGCGACTCAGTGTGCACCGAATTGGCACGTACTGGCTAGTGACGGAAAATGGAAGCCCCAAGTATGACCGAGCAAAGTCTCTTTGATTACATCAAAGGTAAGTACCTTGAGGATCTAGAGATGTCAGGCGATGCTTTCGAGTACATCGATGCGACCAGTAACGGCTATAGGCTTAAGATAGAGCTCAAATGCAGACACACGCATTACGACGAGCTGATACTTGAGAAGGATAAGTATGAGTCACTTGTGCAGCAAGCCGACAAGCTAGGCTTTACGCCGTTTTACATTAACTCAACGCCTAAGGGCATATACGCGTTTAACCTACGCAAAATTACGGTTACCTGGACTACAAAGCGTTTACCGGCTAGCACCTTTAATAAGGCTCCGGCTATTGACAAAGAGGTAACGCTTTTACATATAGACAAGGCGGTTAAATTGTAATGGGAGAATTAACATTTATTAAAGACGGCTTTGCAACTACTATTCACGATAACGGCGATATGACGGTTGTAAAAATGGATCAGTGCGATCAGTGTCATAATTGGGTATCAAGCTCAGGAGGGCTACAAGTACGCGATGTAGGCCAAGAAGTCGTAATATGGTTATGCGCAGAATGTAGGGCCTAATGACTACATACAAATATGAGTGCCGTAAGTGTAAGAAAGTTACGGATCAGATCGAGCGCATCATTACGGATAACTTGCCACCTAACGTTAAAACGCTCCAATGCACTAAATGCGGTGTTATGGGCGTGTGCCGTATGGAGGCCCAAGATGCCGATGTATGAGTATGAATGTATTAGCTGCAATATTCGTTATGAGCTTGAACAACCTATAACCTCAAACGCTGCGCCTATGTGCTGCGGTACGCATATGAGGCAGGTATATCACGCTCCCGGCATAAGCTTTAAGGGTAAGGGATGGGGCCATCAATGATTACGGTACTAATGGGGCCACCGGGCGCGGGTAAATCGACTTGGGTAGAAAATCACTATGAGCACGGTACGCATATATTTAATACCGAGGCAGTGCGTACAAAGCCGGGTATAGATGTGCAAGGGTTTATGCGATATGAACGTATTAAAGCTATTCAAGCTGCACAATTAGGCGTAGACGTAATCGCAGATGGTACGCATACGATCCCGGGTCATAGGGCAATATGGTTACAAGTAGCTAAAGAGCTTAATATTGAAACTAAGATAATTGCCTTTGACACGCCGTTATTAACGCTATTGCAGGTACAAAGGCAGCGTATACATCCGGCACCGGATAAAGTCGTAGTCGATCATTACAGGCGCTTTCAGCTAGCAAAGCACGTAATTAATCGAGAGCCTTGGAGTTACATCGAGGTAATTGTTAGGGGTATTAATGATAAATAGTTATCCACAGGCGTTATACACAGGGGTTAATAACCTGTGGGACACGCTCAAGACTACGCGTAATACTTGTGCCTATTTGACTTACAGAGTACGCTCCATACTCGCAGGCGAGCCGCTGAGGCGGATAGCTCGCAGGCGTAGTTTGGTGCTATTGGCCGGGCTATTGCTATTTGTCAATATGCCTAATGCCTCAGCTATTAACACGCCAAGAGATGTAAATAACTACAAACTATATGCTCATATGAAGCTACTCGATGCTAAACAATATCGATGTGTAGAGCTGCTATGGATGCGTGAGAGTTTATGGAATCCAAGAGCTGATAACCCTAATAGCTCTGCATATGGGATACCACAACTACTTAAGATGAAAGAGAAAGATCCATATAAACAGATTGACCTTGGCCTTAAGTACATAGCTCATAGACATAAGACACCTTGCCAAGCGTGGGATTACCATAGAAAGACTGGTCATTACTAATGGTCAAAGGTCGGCAGGATCCACGCGTAAGTAACAAGTACAAGAAAGCAAGGCTCGTAGTCCTAGCGCGTGATGGATACACGTGTGCCTACTGCGGTCAGGATGCAGATACGGTAGACCACGTGCAAAGCATCAAATCCGGAGGAGATCCAATGAGTTTAGAAAATATGATCGCCTGCTGCCGTCGATGCAATAGCTCGAAAGGTTCACGCTCACAAGGCGTTTTTTTAGCATCGGATTCTAC